GGAAGAGCCCGTAAGGGTTGTACAGGTCCCGAAAACATTAAAAACGCCTAGGACGATATCAGTGGAACCTAGTTACATGATGCTAATGCAGCAAAGTGTAGCCAAGCCACTGATGGCGTATTTGGAGTCGAATCGATTCGGCTTCAAATCAATTCGGTTTTCGGATCAGTCCGTTAACAAAGAATTGGCTAGACGTGGCAGTGTCGATGGTAGCCTTGCTACTATCGATCTCTCCGATGCAAGCGATTTGGTCAGTAATGACTTAGTCAAAAGCATATTTGGAGGGGTTTGCCCCACTTTTCTTGATATGATTCAAGATTGTAGGACTAGCACTGCACGTATGCCGGATGGCACCATCCTCACGCTCAACAAATTTTCGAGCATGGGTTCAGCTTTATGCTTTCCCATTGAGGCTATGGTGTTCTTCACCATTGTCATGTACTCATTAGTACGTGAATCCGGTAAGTGTCCATCTCGGCGACTTCTGCGCCAAATTGCAGAGGACGTCGCTGTGTACGGTGATGATATCATTGTACCAGCTACGATGGCCCCCGTCGTCATGGAGCAACTCGAAGCCTTTGGGCTAAGAGTCAACCATGACAAGTCGTTCCATACAGGCCTCTTCCGAGAATCCTGTGGTGGCGATTACTACGCAGGTGTCGACGTGACACCGACGTATGTCCGCCATTGGCACGACACGGGCACTCTGTCCGGGTCGGGAATGGTTGACTACGTGTCATTATCCAATACATTTTACATGAAAGGACTTTGGCATGCAAGCCAATACATTCGAGACTCCCTGTGGAAACTGGATCCTAGGATCCCTCTATCACGTCACCCAATCGGGTGTCTACACTTCGCTTCTGTTGTCCGTAGCGACTCGTTACGGTTCGACACAGCGAGATGTGGATATCGTGTTAAGGGCCTTAAGGTCCGAGTACCACTTGAAGAAGACTCCCCAATCAACATGTCGGGCTATCTCAGAGGAAGCTTTGGAGACACTCTATTTAACGAATGTCTCGCAGCTTTCAAAAAGACAGTTTGCCCTGTTGAAGGTCATCCAGAAAACTCTCTCGTATTTCAATTACGGGGAGTGTCCGGATTCCAAGGAGAACGATACACTGACGTGGAAATATCGACCACATCAGACGGACGGAAAGCAGAAACTCACTATGGATTTAACTCCAAGCGAGATTCGTACATTCCATACGGGAGAGGAGATATCCCTAAAGATATCTCTTTTCAGTACCGAACTCGATCACTCTTGGCTCATATCGAACCAAGTGAGAATCGG